CCGTAGGGGAGCACCATGACCGGCCGCTTGGTCACCTTGCGGTCGATCCCGACGTTGAGCAGCGCCTCGGCGTGGAAGCCGTCCTCGGCGTCCGGGCCGGAGACCGAGTTGCCCAACGCCTTGTCGTCCAACGCCCGCAGCCTCTCCGTGGCCACGGCCGCCACGTCCCCGTACACGTCGTTCGGCTTGTCGCCGGGGACGAGGTTGACCGCCCGGCCCCCGACCTCGTCGCGGAGCATGGCGGAGTAGTGCTGGAGGCCGTTGCAGGTGCCGTCCAGGGCGATGGCCATGTGGGAGACGTAGTCCCGGCCCACGCGCATCGCCTCGGCCCACTCGAGGCACCACGCGAGGAACGACCACGGCTTGTCCGCCTCGGTCCACCAGCGGTTGCTCAAGGGGTCGTTGGCGACCTCCGTCGCGTGGATCGCATGCTCCCAGGCCCACTGGTACCGCTCGTCCAGGGACACCTTGTCGTTGCCCCACAGGTTCGCCCCGTGGACGCCCAGCCACCACACGCCGCGCTCCCCCAGCGGTTTCCCTTCCGCGAACTCCAGCAGAGCCCGGGCCTCGTCGGGGCCCTGCGGGTGCAGCGTCGTGGCCGCCGAGTAGCAGCGGCCCCGGAAGTCCAGCCGGTGGGGGAAGTAGATCGCCGGCTGCTCGGCGTTCTCCTGGGCGATGTCCAGGCAGCGGTGGAACTCGAAGCGGCCAGCGCGTTCCTTCTGGTCCCGCTGGTGCCAGTCCCGGAGCCGGCGGCGCCACGCCCGGCGGTGCTCGCCGCCCTTCACGTCGTCGATGACCTCCTGGGGGGCCACCGGCCGGGGCTCGCTCTCCCGCGGGGGGATGGGCAGGCCCTGGGCGTTGTTCTCCCAGGCCTCCTGCATGACCGCCAGGACCCGCCTGTTGATCCTCCAGGGGGTCGCCTGGAGCCCGTTCAGGCCCTTGTAGACCCGGCTCAGGTCGGCCGCCTCCAGGGCCTCCATCTGGCCCTTGAAGGGGCGCGTAAGGAGCCTGGAGCGGGACTTCATGACCCCGTAGTAGGCCCCGCCGAAGGTGCTCGTCCAAGGGGCCGGAGGGACCACGGTGGGGAGCATGAAGGGGCGCGTGAGGGCGGCTGCGTCGTTGTACTTGCGCAGCCACTCGTGGATCTCAGGGGTGAAGGAGAGGAGGTGAAGCTGCTGGCGCCGGCCGGTGCGCTGCAGTTTCGTCTCGATGATGCCGGTGGTCTCGATGGCCAGCTCGATCAGCTTGGTGCCCAGGTGGACGCGCTGCTTCTGCGTCCAGGGGCGCTCGACCACCGAGAACTTGCGGTTGGCCAGCTTGACCGCGTTAGCCTGCCGGTTCTGGCCAAGGCCACGGTTCTTCGCGTTGCGGACCACGGCCCGGAACAGGGCGGTGTTGGCCGCCTCGAAGCTGTCGGCGATCAGCTCGGCCTCCAGCATGTCGGCCACGTAGACGGCCGCCGACTGCAGGGAGCGGTTGCTGTTGGCGTAGCCCAGGACGGCCCGCAGGGTGAGGTAGGCGGCCAGCTCGGCGTCCACGCCGCGGAGGAGAGCTGCCGCGGTGTGCCGGCGCCCGGCGCCCTGCTTGGGCCCACAGAAGGCGCGTATGGCGTCCGCCAGGGGGCCGATGGCCCGCTTGGCGAGATGCACCCCGCCTGGGGTCTCGGCCGCCTCGCCGCGGTCGAGGGCCTTGGCGAAGCCGGCGCGGGCGCGGTGGGCGCCGCGGTCCTTCATGGCCTGCTCACGCTCACGCTGGAGGGCGGTGCTGTCGGGGGTCACGCCGGGGGCGGTAGTCCAGCCCATGTCATCCATGTCATCACCTGTGTCACTTTGGGGGTGTGTCACGCGGTCTACCTGCCTTGGCGGGAGGACCGTGAAAAGCGGTTACCCCTTGTGAAAAGCCGTGATTTTACTGGCCTTTCCGGGGTAACCGCCTAATGGCAGGCATCGGCGTCAAGATCGTGCTTCTCGTCCCGGTGCCCGTTTTGCTGGACTTTCGGGTCCGCTGGGGGACCCGTGGAGGGGCCTATGTCACGGCCCATGTCAAGTTCTCAGCCGCGCTTCACGGGCCTGTCGAACCCGAGAGGCGGTCTTGCCTGAGCCAGGATCGTGGAGAGCACGTCACCGTTGATGCGGCCGGCCTCCTTCGGAGGGGCGTAGCCCATGATGGGCAGGGAGTACGCCCCGTCCTCAGTACGCAACTCGAAGAACACGGTGTTGCCCTTGGCAATGAGGCACCACGGGTAGTGGCGGTCGTCGCACAGGGCAGCGGCGTTGTTCGTCTTCATCAGTCCTCCTTCTTGCTGTTGTCGTCGTCGTCGTCGGTAGGGGAGAGCCAGTTGTCCACCATGAAGAACAGGCCCACGAGGATGGGCAGCCCAAACACGAACCAGGGCACCCACCAGGAAGTGGCCAAGAGCACCATCAGGAACCTCTCGGGAGTTGGAAAGAAAAGGGGCCGACCCCCGCGAAGGAGCCGGCCCAGGCATGGTCTCTCACACAGTGAGAACTGCCTAACTAGGGGTTCAGGCGGCGAAGGGCAAGACCTTGGCCGTCTGCAGGCTGGCCGCCAGGGCGGCGTAGTCGTCGGCATCGTCGACCGGGTGAACGTACCGCTGGTGCATGGTGAGGGAATGTCCGCACCACGCGGCGATCTGGGCAGCGGTGATCCCCTGCCGGGCGAGGACCCGGCTGTTGGCCCAGCGGGTGCAGCCCGTGTGCCGGTAGGTGTAGGGGACGCACCGCTCGTCGAGCCACGCGATGCGCTCCCGCAGCAGCCCCCAGAACGTGTGGAGCCGCTCGTCGTGGAGCCAGTCGAACGGGCCCGGCGCGTCCGGGTGCCGCTCCTTCACCCGCTCCAGGGCCTCGCGGGCTCGGGGCGAGCAGGGCAGCTTCCGGGTCTTGCCGTTCTTCGCGATGCTGGCGTGCACCGTGATCCTGGTGGGGGCGATGTCCGCCCAGGGGATCATCTTGATCTCCTTCGGAGGGCGGATCGCCGTCTCGGCGAGGACGATGAACAGGTCGTGATAGTCCTCCGCACCCAGCTTCAGGCACGTCGCGAGTATCTCCTGCTCCTCCTCGGGAGTGAAGTACCGCTCCCTGTGCACCACGCCGCGACGCTGCTTGGGTAGCCTGAAACGGCCCTCGACAAGCCCCATGCCGATTGCAGCGTCCAACAGGACGGAGATGGCCGCCCAATGGTGCTCCAGGGTCTGTGGGCAGTTGCGCTTGGCCTCGCGGCGGTGGACCATGTACTCGGTCACCTTGGCGTAGGTCAGGCACTCGCTCGCCGGCATCTTGGGCCCGCACCAGTCGGCGAACAGCTCCGCGTTCCGGTGCTGCGGGTGCCTCTGCCAGCGCCGGTCGCGGGGCGCCTTGGCGCTCTTCTGGGTGGACCACTGGACCTTCCAGCAGTGCTCGACGAGGTCGCTGATCGTCTGCGCTCGCGCCGCCACGCTGTTCGTGTGCGTGGGGGCCTGATAAGGCCTCCCGGCTGCGTGGTCCGCCTTGGTCTTGAGGTCGTGGGCGATGGCCTCGGCCTCGGTCTTGAAGGTGGCCCGCTGGCGCTTCGGCCAGTCGGCGAACTTCAGGTCCCAGCGCCAGCTACCGCTCTCTTTCTGCTCGATGGTCATGCGCGTACTCACTTCCTTCCCAAGTCGTGGGCAATAGCCCGCCACACCCTGAGCCCCTTCGGGGACAGGTGCATGAACTTCTCCCGGCGGTCGAGGACGTTCGGAATGAACTCGACCAGCCCCATGCCGCCCATACGGTTCGGCTTCGGGGGCAGGTTCGACAGCACGGCCATTGCCCGTGAGACCGTGCTGTCGGAGGCTGAAAGGGCCCTGAGCAGGGCCTTCTGGGTGGTGCCGGGGTTAGCCGCCACCAGCAGGAATGTTCGGGCCTGCAGCACTGTAATGTCCGGGTGCATGTCCTGCAGCCGCATGAGAGCGTCTGCCAACTGGCCGGCGAACGGATCCGGCCGCGTGTCCTCCTTCGAGAGAGACATACTTTGATGCCCTTCTTCTCACCCGCTGCCTTGCCCGGGATAGGGTAGGTTACTACGGGGCAGTCAGCATTCCGTCTAAGTCAGTATTCACTTGAAGACAAGAGCCCACACCGTGGGGTGATAGGTTCCATCCCTCGGCCTGGAAGCACCGTAGTGCTCGGCAATCTGCCGCGCACGCTCTGTAGCGTCCGCGAGGGACGCATCCACGTCTTCGCTGACATCCTGGAGCATTGCGAGCATCTCAGGCTCGTATCGCTCCAGGAACTCTTGGGCCGTGCAGAAGTTCACAGCCACAAAGGCCATTCGTGCTGACATCCCCGTTGTTTTCCTGTTGCCATAGTGTTTGCTGATCCTTCCCCAATGAAAAGGGGACGGCCGCCTCACGGCAACCATCCCCTATGGTTAACGTCACGAAGTCTCTGGCAGTGTGGCTAGTGCACCACACGGCCGTCGCCCACATCCAGCAGCTCCCGCAGGCGGGGGCCGGCAGTCCGGGGCGGGTTCCACGCGAGCCCGGTGTCGAGCATGTACTGGAACAGCTCCACGGTCTCAGGCAGCTCCAGCTCCCCGTTCTCGTAGGCGTCCAGGCGCTCCTGCAGCGGGTACTCGCGAAGATCGTACTTGGGCATGAGAGACCTGCATATGGTTGGTGGCTGGCGTCATCCCCCGCCAGCATTGGGGCCGCAGCAACCGCCGTCGTGGCGGAAGCTGGGGTAGGTTCACGATGTCAAAGAGCAGAGCCCCAGACGTAAGGCGACAATCCCTCTATGTCAAGGGGTCGCCCGGGTTCACGTCCCGGGCGGTGTATTTGCGCACGCGCTTGTCGCGCCTGAGGGCGTGCCTGCGCTGGGGCTTGTGGGGCACCCGGATGGGCGCCCCAGTACGGCGAGGCTTTCGCGGCTTACGCTTGGCCATCGCCGTTCTCCCCTGGTGTGCTGTAGAGCAGCACCGAGCCCGGCACCATGCCGCCCTTAGGCGACCGCTTCTCAGGCTCGTTGAACCACTCGCGAACTCGCTTGCGGTTCTCCGGCGTGTTGTGCACGTCGGCGTAGGACTCGTTGAAGTCCGGGTGCTTCGAGACTGCTGCGTACGTGATGCCACGAACGTGCATCTTCGTACGGGCGCAGTCCGGGCCGCCCTTGACGACAACGGAGATGTAGATGGGGTTTGCCATTGGCAACTCCTTCTGTGTTGACCCTACTAACGCCAAAAGCCCCACTCCTTTCGGAGCAGGGCTGATGGGTTCAGGCAGACTTGCGGTCCCGCACCATGTCCGCCGTGATTTTCACCACATGCTTGGTGCGGGCTTCCGTCTCGACGCAGATACGCAGGTAACTGTCCGCCGCCTTGTGGGCGCTGTCGTCGCGGTAGGCGAAGCCACTCCGCTGGAATGCCTCGCCGTGCCTGTTGGTGCCCTGCACCATCCAGACGTAGGCGTAGACATTGTCGCTGGAGCGGGTGACGACATGACCACCAGGGAACGTGACGGTGTAGGTGTAGCGTGCCATGTGTGAGACCTCGCGCTGTGTTGGGGTAGGCTTGTAACGCCGAAAGGGCCGCCACCTTTCGGTGACGACCCTGACGAGGCGTTAGGCGCTCTTGCCCCAATCCTTGATCGACTTCTCGACCACCTTCAGGTTCCTGAAGGCGGCGTCATCCTCGACCTCGGACACAGGGACGGCGAGGCGCTCAAACACCTTGGTGCTCTCGTAGGCACCCGAGTTGATCGCCTTGTGGGCCAACTCGGCGCTCCCGGCGAAGCCGGAAGCCACGGCATGCTTGCGCTCGCCATCCTGCGTCCACACGAGGAGGACCGCCCAGGCGTGGGTGTAGACGCGGTCCTGCGACGTGCGAGTGAGAACACCGAACTCGCCGAACCGGGCAACGTAGTTGTGCTTAGCCACTGTGAGAGACCTCGCTTGCTAGTTCTGCACCCTGCCGTTAGGGGCAGGGCCTACAACGCCGAAAGGGCCCCTAGCTTTCGCTAGAGACCCTGTTCAGCCCACCTCACTCCCCGAGCAACGTGGCTGGTTCCCAGCCCATCGCCTTGGCCAGCTCGACCGACTGCGTGGCGTCGTTCTTCACGATGGCCAGCACAAGCCCTGCGGTGGTGAACCGCTTGCCGGTGGCGGGGTTCTTGCGGCGCAGCGCGTCGTAGCACTGGGCTGCGCTCCAGTTGTGCACGCTCTCCTGCAGCGCCTTGCGGAGCGCCTTGGGGAGCAAGTCGTAGGCTTCCATGTTGCCCAGCTTGCCGTTCCGCGTGTAGCGAACGGAGCGGCGGTCAACAGTGTCCGACATATTCGATGCCATGTGAGAGACCCTTTACGGTTGTTCACACCCTACAAACGACAAAAGGGACCGCTGCCGTTAAGGCAACGATCCCCTTGCGTCAAGTAATTAGTGCAGCGGATAGCTGACGTTCTCGACCGTCGGGTCCCAGCAAGCACGGCATGGGCCGCACTTGCCTTGCCGAGTGTAGGCACCACACTCGAACCCGTGGACGATGTCGCCCTTGCGGTGCACCGTGGACGTGTTCTCCCAGCGGGCTCTTGGCGCGTCCCCGACCATGGTGGACGAGACGCGGATCACGAGGTTGCTCGGGAGTTGGCCACCCTGCTTGTACCAAGCATCGACGATGCTGGCCTCGCGAGTAGGCAGCCAATGCCTTACGTCAGGTGTTAGGCCGCAGACGAGCACGATGGCGGCCAGCATCTCCACCGACTGCAAGTCACCACTGGCGAACCAGCGATGTTCGGAGACACCCTGCTTACGCAGGCCGTTCCTGATCTGGAAGGCCATCGCCGCGGCCCACTTGCCGGGGTTCGCAGCGATCAAGGCGGTGGCCTTCATGTAGTTGGCTTCCCATCCGGCCTTGACCGATGGGTAAAGGGCGTTGCCCTTCATAGCGTAGCACTTGCTGCACACGCTTCCCTCCACCTCGGCCAGCTTGCGCCCCGTCTGGCACCGTGTGGCCGGGATCGACCACGATGTGCCGGGCATCTTGCCCACCTTGATGGAGACCGAACCTGCCTCGGCTTTAGCCGAAGCCAACGTCATTGCCTGTGTCATGGAGACCTTGGGATGTTGTTGGTGGTTGGGCGATCCCTGCCGTAAGGCAGGTCCTCGCAACGCCCTAAGGGCCGCCACCTTTCGGTGACGACCCTGCCAAGGCTCAGTAGATGCGGAGTGCCGGAGGCGCCTCTTCCACCCCGAGCAGCTCGGCCACCGCGTCAACGATGTCCTGCGCCTTGCCCTGCGCCTTCACGTCGTCGCTCTCGCGGAGGTCGACCGTGATGGTGGTGGTCTGGAAGATTGCCTGGAAGCGGTACCAACGTGCCATGTGAGACCCTTTCGGTTGGTGGCTTGTAACGCCCTAAGGGCCGCCACCTTTCGGTGACGACCCTGTTCAGGCTAGCGACGGACAGCGAGCGTGAACGCCACGCGGCTGGCAGCGTAGATCATCGCCGGGATGACGAGACCGAACGGGAGAGCGAGGTAGACGAGGAGGCCTTCGGCCTGTGCCCCGAACGCGGCCGCATTGAGCAGCGCCGAAACGATCAGCGTACCGGCGATAGCCGGCCGAGCGAACCGCTCCACTTCCTCCCTCACCTTCGGTGTGGCAGCACAGAGTGTGCCGCACTCGAAAGCGAGGAAGCCGAGGTCAATACCGATGGCCATCGCCCACGCCTCCCATAGGGGCGCCCTGGTGATGAGCACGATGCCGTTGGCGAGATGCTCTAGGCTCAGCGCCGTCAGCACGACAACAAGGGACGCGGTGAACACCGCAGCCCATCCCTGTCTGCGCAGGCGCCGCCGGAAGCCGGCAGTCACGCTCTTCGCAGGCCTCGCCTTCGAGCGCCCCTTGGCCCGCGCCTTGGGGAACTCGTGGACGACATTCTCGGCAACTACGTTGTCAAGCATGAGAGACCTATGTGTGAGGTTGTTGTGGTTGTTGTCTGCAGTCACTGCCTTACGGCAGGCTTGCAACGCCGAAAGGCCCCTTGGGTTTCCCCAAGAGGCCCGTCAGGCTTACCTGTCGTGGTCTGTGTGTCTCAGCGCCGTAGGCGGTTGCCACAGGCGCTCCTCGTTGTCCACGGCCCACTCATGCGCCAGGGTGACGCCGTAGGCGACCACCAGAAACAGCATCAGCAAGCCGCCGAGCCAGAGACAAGGCTCGAGTTCTGCCCAGAGGGCAGGGTCAGACCAGATGTGCATGAGAGACCTATCAGGTTGGTTGGTTGACTGTGTTTCGACCCTTTTGGGCCATCATCAGCAGGCTTGCACAAGCCTGGACACACCCCATGAGCGCCTTCCGGCTGTGGCTTGCGCCTCCCTCATGGGTTCCCTACGCCGCCTATGGTGGCGGTTCGGGTTGCGGGTCCGGAGGTCCGAAGGGTCTGGGCGAGCCCCACTCACCGTATGTCGCCGCACTGTGGAGCTTCGCTCTCTGGCGGAAGGTGAGTGGATTGTTGCGGGCTTTCCCTTGCCCCATGTGGGCCGGTTGTCCGGTCGGGGCGGGTACCGTTGAAGGCCGTTCGCCGTCGACCCCTTAATCAAAGCACGGATCATCGCCTTTTGTCAAATGTCTCACCATGTCAGGCTTTGCCTCCCGGGCGGTGAGAAGACACAGGCGAAAAACACAGGGGAGGGAACGCGGGAGGGCGAAGCCCGGCGCTCGCAGGCACCCACACGACCCTCCAGGCCACCCAAGCGAGACGCAACGTCTAGCGAAAACCCTCGTAACACGCGCCTTAAGTGCCCCTCGGTGACACGGCCGGTGACATGAGCCGGCCTCGCGGGCACGAAAACGAGGGCGTATGGGGGGGTCGCGCACACGCGCCGATTGTCGAACAGGACCTTAGACATTCGCAGCAAACTATCCGGGGTGTGAGTCAGCCCGCCGCATGCCCCTAGGAAGCCTTCCCGAGCCCGTACAGGGCCCTGGAGGGGACCTGGCTGTCTCCCTAGGGGGAACCCAAGAGATCGCGCAAAACCCCCTCCAGGCGCTTCCTACGGCATCCTAGAGGTCGTACTCTGGTGTCCAGTCCGCGGTGAACCCAATAGGGCGCTTCAGGCGCCGGCGTATGGGCCGACCATCCGGGTCGACCAGCCCAGTGTCGCCCCACTCGGGGGGCTCCTCGACCACCAAGGGGTAGACCACTGCGACATCGTCGTCCCAGTCGGCCCTTGGCCTACGTGAGACACTTGACATTCGTCAACCTGTGCCTACGTAAGAACTTATATATACACTATAGGTGGATGTTAGGTGTTCCTCTAGAGGACACCTGAGGGGATGTTTCATCTTCCTCCCCTTAGGTGACACCCAACAGCAGCACTAGAGTCCATCTTCAGCGTCCCTTACCTGTCCTTCTAAGTGCACCACTAGAGAACTCTCTCTGGGGGCCTAGTGACTTGCCTAGAGTGTGCTGTAAGAACCTCTGAAGCTCGGCATCTAGGAGGGCCTCCTTGCGATCCGTGACTGCCTTCAGGGTGTCCCTGGCCACAGAGTCCATGAAGTGGGTCACGGCGCCGGCAAGGGCGTCCAGGCGGTCGTCCTGGGCGAGGGCTCCCTTCGCCCGGACCATGCGAGTCATCTGGTAGAAGCCCCGGTAGTAGGGGGCTCGGTCACCGTCGTACCGCTTCACGCTGGCGTAGTCGGCCTCGATCACGCTCGGGCAGACCACGAGCCGGTGCTGGTTCATGACCGGCTCCAGGGTGTCGATGATCCGCTGCTCCTTCATCGCCTTCGACCAGTCGGCGTCCTCGACCCCGCAGTCGTGGATGGCCAGGGAGGCCACCATGCTCTGCAGGAGCTTCGTGAACATGCCGCCGCCGAAGTTCGGCTCGCACTTGATGAGCCTCACGTCGTGCTTCTTGGCGATCTGGATGAGGGACTTGAGGGTCTCGTTGGTGTAGCCGCCGATGAACCCGCCCCAGGCGGTCAGGAAGAGCCTCCCGTGGAGGAGCTTCACCACCGCGTAGGCGGTCTCGTCCCTCCCTCGTCCCGAGGGATCAACGAACATCACGGCGCTCTCGTAGGGCGCGGAGTCGGGGGACCACCACATCGGCCGGTGGAAGCGGTCGCCGGCCATCCCCAGGGCGGGGAGGTCGGGCACCACCATCTCCTTCGAGCCCGCCCACATGAAGTCCACGGGGGCCCTGAAGGGGTCCAGGGGGTGGACGATGAGGTCGGCGAGCTTCAGCGGGAACTTGTCGGCGTCGGTGAGGGAGGTGTCGAGCTGGAATTGGAGCTGGAAGCCGGAGCGGCCGTAGGACAGCTCGCGCTCCGTGAGGTCGGCGTCGGAGAAGCGGGCCGGATCGGTAGGATCACGGACGAGGCTCGAGTTGTCCACCAGCTTCTTTCGGATGGCTGGAGCCAGCTTCAGGCCGTACCTGTTGAGGTCGGCAGGGAACCGTGCGGGCCAGATGCGGACCACGTAGCCCCTGTCTGGGAGGGTGTTGTAGACGGACTGCTCGGTCTGCGGGGTGCCCAGGTAGACGATCCGTCCACCCGGCTTCAGGACTGCGTCGAACTCCTTGACGGACTCCAGGATCTTGTCGCGCTTCGCCTGGGTGTCCGAGTTGGTGGGGATCTCGATGTCGTCGGCGACGATCACGTCGGAGCGTGAGCCAGTGAGCTGGCCGGAGATGCCCAGGCTCTTCAGCGAGGGGGCGATGTCCGGCTTGGCGAGAGCCACGTCGAACGCCTGGACCGAGCGCCGGCCGTCCATGCGGGGCGCAAGGTGCTGCAGGATCGGCACCTCGTTCAGGAGGCGGAGGACGAAGCTCGCCAGCTCGATGGCCTTGGGGGCGTTGGCGGAGACCGCCATCACCCGGGTCTGGGCGTCGCGGTACCACAGCCAACAGATGAAGGCCGCCGTCACCCAGGACTTGCCCACACCACGGAACGCCTCGACGATCAGACGCCGGGGCCCGTGCTGCAGGAATGATGCGATGTCGTACTGTACCCAGGTGGGGTCGGGGAGCCCCAGGTGCTTCCAGATGACGTATAGGAAGTTCCTGAAGTCCGCCTTGAGAGGATCGGCCTCCCCCACCGGAGTGAGGGAGGTCGAACCGAGTAGCTCCTGGGCGAGCTTAGACCGGGTCACCGGCCGGCACGCACTTCGCGGCACCGACGAAGGTCGCCTTCGGGTCCTTTAGCAGGGGGGCCCAGGCCTTGGTGATGTCGACGGCCATCTTCTCGCAGTGCTCCTTCTTCAGGAGGGGCGTGGCGATGGTCAGGTCGCCGCAGGCCGGCTCGCCGTTGGAGGCGATGAGACAGACAGACAGAACCAGATTGAACAGCATTCAGGGGTGTCCTGGTAGGGTGGGAGGAGCGCAGCCCCCCTCGACGGCCTCTGTAGAGGGCGGAGAGGGGGTTTTGCGCGATCTCGGGGGGTGGGGTGGTAGTCTGGATAGGGCGAGAGGAGGCGGGCCTCTACGGGCTCGCCAGGGGCCTTTTCGGGCTAACCCGAATTGGGTACGACTTTAGTGGTAGGTATCGTCCTCAGCCTCCCTGGCGATGTGTTCCGCGTCCGGGAAGGGGAGGGCGGCCTGCCGAAGCTGATCCAGGGGGTCGCCCTTCCCCGGTATAGCGTCGATGCCATTGTCCTTGAGAAACTGGCGGGCGACTGCAAGATCAGCAGCGGTCGCCTCGCCCTTTTCGATCTTCTCCGCGAGGGCCTTGGCGATGGCCCCGTGGAGGGCGTCGAGGGACTCTTTGGTAGCCTTACTCATCGTGTGTAAGCACCAGAAGTAGGAAGACGATGATGAGGGGGATGAGGCCTCCCCATGCAATCGAGAAGAGGATGGTCTCAACCACGGTTGAAGTAACCTCCGAAGACGGTAGCGACGAGGGCGACGACGCCGGCGACGATGCCGGCGGTGGACTTGGCGGTGTGAACGTCCTTCTCGACCTTGTCTACGCGGTCGGTGACCGCCACGAGCCGGCCGCGGTCCTCCAGGAGGAGGTCAACCTTGGCCTCTAGGCGACCGAGGGAGCGGTTCATCTCCTCCATTACGGCCGCCCGAACAGGCGGATCGTGCCGCCGGTGATGAGGCCGCTTCCGCTAGTCACCCGGATGAAGTTGATGACGGAGGTTGTCTCGACGTAGCCGTTGCACTCGCCGTCCGCGGATGTGCCAGCGTCGCGCTGCTTGTAAGACAGGACCGGCTTCCACCCACCATTGAGGTTGGTCAGCTTGACCCACCCGCTCATGGGATTGCTGGTGTCCGTAACCATGATTTGGAAAGTGTTGCTCCGGGCGCCTGCGCCTTCCGACGCATAAGAGACGGTCTCGAATGTGGACCCGCCGTCGTCTGAAAACTTTATGGCTATGAAGTCGGTGCCGCTGAAGGTGATGGACTCCATCACGATCATCAGCTCCGAGCAATTGGCGATGTCGGCTTGGTTGAAGTCGTTGTCCCCGCCAGCGGGCGATGTCGTCTGGCCGATGAGGGTCCAGCCGCCCCCGTCGCTACCAAGCGCGGCGATGGCCTGCGCCGTGCGGAGCGGGGTCATGACCACGGTGTTGTCGGAGCCGGCTTCGGCCACTGCCTGAGAGGCGAAGTGGCTGTTCGTCAGTATCCACCCGCCGTCGCACAGGAGGGTGCCGGACAGGTTGATGTAGGAGGCGGCGAGCTGGATCGTGCCGGCGCCCGATACGCCGTCCCACAGGCTGATTTGCCAAAGGTCGGCGAGGGCCCCGTTTTTGACGATGCGGATGCCGGGCTTGCCGGCGGCTATGTCGCTCGGCTTCAGTTCGAGCACGGCCGTGCCCGATGTCGATGTGAAGCCGCCATCGACTTGTACGCCCCCGGAAAGGACGGGACTGGCCTTGGGCGCCTTGGCGGTGTCCAGGGCGTCTAGGGCGTTGGCGACGTTGGCCCCTGAGACGGAGCTGTCGTTGGCGATATCCGAGGCGTTGCCGCCGGTGTCGTTGTAGGCGATGGCCCAGGCGACGCCGGTCCACACCTTCATCTTGGAGACGCCGGTGTTGAAGTAGAGTGCCCCGGTGACGAGGGCGTTGCCGTCGTTGTCGAGGGTAGGGTCGCTGGCCTTCTCGCCCAGGTAGCGGTCGTCGAAGCTGTCGTAGGCGGACGCGGCGGCCACCACGGAGGCGGCGGCGTTGGTGGCGGATGAGGAGGCAGCCGTGGCGGATGAGGCGGCAGCCGTGGCGCTGGCCGCGGCGGCGGCCACGTCGGCGTCAATGTCGTCCTGGACGGCGGCGAGGGCGGCCTCAGCGGCTGCTGTGCCGGTGACAGACGCCACGTCGGCGGCCTCGGCGGCGATGTAGACGGCCTGCTTCTGGGAGGCGTTCAGGTGCCGCCCGAGGATCACGGCGCCGTCGGCCCAGGTGACGATGGGAGTGGTGGTCGTCTCGCGATAGATGCGGATGGCGACATCAGCTCCCGGAGCGGTGTCGAAGGTGAGGGTGTAGTCGGAGATGGTGAACGCCGACGTGGCCACCCCATCAAGGGTCGCCTTTACGTGGGACGCGGAGAGATAGTCGAAGGGGAAGACGTAGTCGGTCTCTGACCCGTCCCCCGTGTAGGTGACGTAGGTTGCCATTGCTCTTGATGGGTGAGGAGCCCCCGGCCGGTGAAGGCCAGGGGCTTAGAGGGTGTGCTACTGCGGCTGACGCGGCGGTGGCCGCTCAGGCAGGTTGAGGGCGCTGGGCCCGACGAGGAACGAGAGCCCGTTGCCGATGCCAGCGAGGTTGTTGAACGGCAGCATCGAGAACAGGTCCCTGGTTTCCGTCTGGGCCGGAGCCCGGAGGTTCCAGAGCGAGTTCGTCATCCCGCCTACGCCGCGGCCCGCCCGATCAATGAAGTTGATGAAGGGCATGCCGAGGACGGCGTTGGAAGGCTGCGCCGTGGTGCGGGCGTTGAAGATGCCCTCCTTGTTCCCCCCGAGCAGCAGGGCGCTGTCGGTAATCATGGGGAGGAGAGCCGACCAGCCAGACCGCGAGAATGCGGCCAGGGCCAGGGCCTCGACTGAGGCGTTCTTCTTGACGTACTCGTCGTAGTCCGACCGGCCGAGGGCCGTGAGGTGGACCTGAGCAGCCCGGACAATCGCAGCCGACGCCATGCTCCAGAAGAACGTGGCCATCGCACGGGGGTCACCCATGTGGATGTTGTAGTTCAACTGGTTGGCGTGGGCGACCATCGGGAAGGACCGGAACTGGAAGATGATTTGCATGATGGGATCATCACGCAGCTTCCGAGGCACGGTTCCCTGGTCGCCCTGCTGGATGATGGCTCGGGCGCGGCGCCAGATGGCCCGCTCGAAGACCATCTTGGCCTCCTTGTCCGTCCACTGCCAAGCACGGGCGGTGGGCACCAGCTCGCCGGTGAGGCGGCCTTCGGTGACCCCGACGTGGTCGATGAACTGCTGCAGGATGCGTTTGAGCATGTCCTCGCCGACCCCGAGCTGCGCCATGCGACGGGCGAAGCCGGTGGTCGAGGAGAACGTGATGCGGCGCTCAGGGTGAACCCCGAGGTCCAGGTTGTTGTCCTTGCGGTACTTGGCCGCGTAGTTGGCAACGTCCTGGACGAGCCACATGCGGGTGTGCCGCTCCTGCGTCCTCTGCCAGAAGTTCTGCATCGACAGCGTGTTCTGGATGTGCTCGCCGGCCGACATCAGGCGCTCCGCCCCCGCCTTGAAGCGGTTGGGAGAGCCCCCGTAGGGCATCTCGTCGATGCCGTCGATGTCGTCCCAGCGGAACCCGTGAAGGTGCTCGTGGGACCCGAGGGCCTCGACGAACTGGGCCAGCTCGCGCTTCATGAGGCTCTTCCCCGTGACGGGGTCGATGAACCTCTTGAAGGCGGGGGACTGCTGCATGGCAGCCTTGATGCCGACCTGTCCGATGGCGGTGCCATACTCGGACGACTGGGCGAAGCCGACTTGGTTCAGGTAGACCGTGCGGAGGAACGCCCTGGTCATCCGGAGGTGCCACGCCCAGTTGTCGAGCTGAGCGGGGTTGGGACGACCGAGGACCCGGTCGATGTCGAACCGGAGCTTCTCGATCTCGTTCTTGATGTGCTCGGCCGTGTAGCTCGGGTTCTTTTCCGAGTGCATGCGGTTATACACGATCAAGTTCTCGATGGTGGCGTCGATCTCCTGCTGGTTGGTCCAGCCGTTGACCAGGAAGCGGGTCTCCCCGCCGGCCTGATTGGCCATCGGCAGCTCGACGCGGACGTTAGCCGCCGCCCAGTGCCCCGACATCTGCCTAAAGTACTTCTTGGAGATGGCGGTGATGTCGTTGTTGAGGATGTCCGCGAAGTGCAGCTCCTCGTCAACGCCATTGCGTCGGACGGTGTGGACGTAGGTCTCGTCGAACCACTCACGCTTCTTCAGGTGGCCTGCGGAGGTCTTACCGTCCCCTGACGGGGGGTAGACCCACTCCAGCATGTCGTCGATCAGGGCGTCGTCGACACCCTTCTCGCGGAGCTGGGCGGCCAGGGCCTCCCGAGCGTCCTTGTTCCCCATGTGGGCGTTCTCCCAGCGGTGGTGACCGATGCCGAGGCTCCGGTCGTCCAGGATGTCCACCCACATATCGAAGAACTTGAGCAGCTCGGCCTCGTCCCGCGGCTCCACACCGCGCTTGATGCGCTCGGAGTTGTGGGACTTGGCCAGCATCTTCACTACCTCGGGGTGCCCGAAGTAGGCCACAGCATCCGCGACTGCGTTGTAGTCGTAGATGCGGGGGATCTGGTACACGTCCGGGTCGATGTACTCGGCGCCGGAAACCGGACGGCCCTCCTTGCCTTCGTGGCGCAGGGGGTTCATCAGGTCGAGGCCGGCCTCCTTGTAGACGCGGCGGAAGGCGTTGAGCAGCTCCACTGCCTCCGGGTCGATCTGGTGCCTGGAGGACCGGATAGCCCGGCCCGCCATGACGTACAGCTCCTGCCGGCGCGTGGCGAGCTGGGCCGGTGTGAGGCCCAGGCGCTCCGCCCACTTCTGCTCGATGCCAACCCTGGACTGCTCGAAGTCGGTGAGCCAGCGGCTCTCCATCTGCATCTGATCCAGGTTCATCGGCCGGAAGTTGGTCCGGTGATCGCGCATGCCCACAGCGTTGTTCAGAACGCTCCCGCCGATGGCGCGAGTGCCCGGCGAGGGGGACATGACGTACAGCGAGGCGGGGTCTATGCGGGCCCAGCCGGCGCCGTGGGGGATCAGGTCCCCGTCCACGTCGGCGAAGGCGGTCCAGGCATCGTCCTTGAACCGGGAGCGGAGTGCGTCCAGGTTCTGGATGAGCGTCTGCTCGTCAGGGGTCAGCTCTTTCCGGCCCCCGGCGTTGTTCCACCAGGAGGTGATGCGGGCCCCGAGGCCGGTGACCTTAGGCCCCTGGCGGGGCTTCTGGTACAGCTCCCGGGCTCCTTCAGGGGCCCCGGGCATGGTGCTCTCGCGGACACCCAAGACCTCGAAGAGGTGGTCGAAGGCGGCGTACACACGCTGCTTCTCGGCCTCGTCGGTGAACTTGTTGAACCACATGGCGTGGTTCTTGATGGTCCCGCCGGAGCGGTCGGACACCCACGACTGGAAGGCGCGGGCGGTGACCTCCATAGGGTTCTGGAGATACTCGCGAGCCCGCCGGCCGCCGGAAAGGAAGGTGGCCTTGTTGCCCTCGTTGGCGAAGATGCCGGTCTTCGTGGTGGCGGCGCCGATCAGCCTATTCTGGAGTTCGGCGACCTTGCCCTGTACCTCGATGACATACTCATGGTGACTCAAACCACGCAAGTCCGCCCACGCCTTCAGCCATCGCTGGTAGAACTCCAGTTCGGCCGTGAGCCGGGCCACGTCCTCCCCGTACAGGGCGGTGTGGACACCGGCGATGGCGTCCCGGACCTCGGGGCGAATGGCGATCTTGGACTCGGGGGCGGTGACGCCTCGGGACACGTCGATGTACCCGCCGCGGTGGTTGGGGAACCCGATGTTGAAGAGGAAGTTGGCCAGGGTGTGCCAGAACTCGTGGGCGACGGTAGACGCCTCACGCCCGACGCCGCCGATCATCAACGGGCTGTAGTTGATGACCGCGTCCGGGTCCTGAGCATTCTGGCCCTCCCTGATCCAGGTGTGGGCCATCCCGTAGGCACCAGGGTCTAGCATCCGCTCGGCAAACCAGCCTTCCAGGCGCCCGCCGTGGAACATGGTCTCGACGGGGATGCCGATGGCGGTGGCCACGGACTGCAGGTCGCGTCGGAGGAGGGCGTCAACGTTGCCCAAGCGGGCGGCCCGCTGAGCGCCGAGGCTGTCCAATCCGAGGGTGATGCGGTCTCCGAAGGTCTCCCACAGCTTGTCCAGGGGACGCGCCGCGGGGTTCGCGAACTCGTCAATGCGGCCAGAGCTGATGTCGTCGAAGACATCACGGGCGGTGCGGAAGCCCGAGATGCCCAGGGCCCGCTTCAACGCTCCGAACCACTCCAGGACTTTGTCCAGGACGGCGTCCAGCTTTCCGAAGGTCTCCCCACGGAAGCGGCCGTCGAGCATACGGGCGACGACCTCCTCGTCCATCTGGAACTGCATGAGCCCTTCGGACTTGTACTGCGCCTCGACCTCCTCGCGGATGTGTCGGAAGCGTCTGGAGTTGGTGACCTGGACCAGCTTGTCCCAGTCCTTGTCGCCGATGACGCCGTGGGCCCGGAGGGCGTGGATCGTCTCGTGGAAGACGGTGCGGGCCAAGTCCCACGACTCCAGAGAGGCGTGGATCAGGCGGTTGCGGTAGTAGCCCCACTCGCCGCCGTCGATGGACTCGGTGATCTTCAGCCTGATCTTGTCCCGGAGGCGCTCCGGGATGACCGTGTAGAAGACCCTCTCGGCCTCGTCGATGGCCTCGTCGATGGGCTGCAGGACGCGGCCGTCTGCAAGGTCCAGGGGAAGCTGCTTCCAGTGGACGGACTGGTTGGCGTCGTCGGCGCGGCCGGCGCGGAAGGCGGCGTCGTGGGCGCCGTTGATGCGCTCACCCTCGAAGTGCTCCACCAGCGGCTCGCGCTTGCGGAACGCCTCACGCCACGCGAACATCTCCCTGTGGGTCCACCGAGGGTTCTCCCCGGTGTCGGTGGTCTCCCCGCGTAGCTGGTTGGTCTCGACGCCAATGCGCTGTATCCACTGGATGTAGGCGTGGCTGGCGCCGCCCTGGATAGGGCCTTCCGGGTGATGGAAGACGCTGTAGTGGACTACGCCGACCCGCTTGCCGTCCTTGTAGAGGGCGAGGACACGGGTTGGGCCGTACTCACCCTGTATGCCGACGATGTGGCCCTCGGCAATGTCCTTTTCGGTCAGGTGACGGGCGGAGAAGCCCTTGGGGAGCTTGGTCGTGCGGGCGGCGCGGACGCGCTCGCGGAGGATCTGCTCGGCCCCTTCGATGGTCGTGGCCTCGTCGAGAGACCTCACCCGAGGGAGCTGCTTCATCTTCCGCCCGGCGTCGATGCCTTTGGCGTCCGACAGCATGTCCTCCAGTTGCTCGTCCTGAGCCCGCATGAGGGCGTTCATCAGGTCGGCGAACTTCAAGGTGCCGCGCCCCTTGCGTGGGGTGGCGGGGGCCTGGGGCTGGGCAGCCTCCACAGGACCGTCGGGGATATTGTTGCCCTCCCGGAACCGGCGGATGTCCTCGTGGGCCTCCCTGACGGCCGAGCGAACGGCCTCGGAAGGGGTCTCCTTCAAGACCTGCTCCAGCTCCGCGGCGCGGTCCTCCAGCTCCTTGAGCTTCTGGGCCACGTCCTGAGGGACCTGGAGCCCCGTCTCCGGAGAGACAGGATCGCCGGGGACCGTGTGCAGGCCTTGTCCGGTGACCGCCTCGGCCTGCCCAAGGCGGTGCCGAGCGCTGCTGATGATGGCGCCGATGACCTGACCGATGGCCGCGTCGTCACCTAGCCGGCCTGTAGCGGAGCTGAATTGCTCCCGGGCGGCCTTGATGAGGTCTGCGACAGGAACTCGGGCCAGGATCTCACGCAGCGGGCCCTCGCCCAGGCGTCGGAGGGCGTTGGTGAGCGAGGTGTTCTCCCCGTTGGCCCAGGGAGGGGCCGTAGGAGCGGCTGCGGGAGTGCTTTGCGCGTTCTCTAGGGGATTGGTGGGGGTTCGTACCGGCTCCGTGGGAGCGGGCTGTACGGGGCTCTGAGGCGCCTCTGGCGCTTGCGCAGGAGCCGGGGCGTTGTCCTCGTCGATGAGCCGGTTCAGCTCGTCGATCTCGGTGTCCCAGCGGCCCCGATCCCAGTTCGCAACGTCCTCCATCGTGGGGGCGTCCGTCCTGGGGGACCCGGAGACGGCGTCGCCGGCCTCCTGAGCGGCCCTGCGGGACCGAAAGAGGTTCATGGGGGAGCCGCCGACGGTCCTGTAGAGGCCTCGGCCGCGCTCAATGACGCTCTCGGAGATGCGGCGGACGGTGTTGGCCTCCCCGTGGAGGGCCGGATTGCGGGCCAAGGGGCCTGCAGCGCCTCCGATGAGGAGCCCGAGGGCCGCCGCGGAGTAGTAGTCGGCCTGGGTGGTGGGAACTCCGCTCATCTCGCCGATGCCGGTGGCCACGGTGTTCGCCCAGGCGCCTCCGAAGGCGTTTCCGCCCCACCAGGAGGCCTCCTGAACCCACCGAGGGGCTCTCTGGATGGCGCGAGAGAGCTGAATGGCCCTCATGGCGCGGTAGGAGGCCCCGAAGCTGGTCCAGGAGGTGATATCGGTCATGCCGGCGAGGAAGGAAGCTCCCAGGCCGGTCCAGCCGCCGTACCCGATCATGTCCAGGTGGTCCTGGCGGGTCCGGGCAAGCTCCAGAAGGCGGTTGAAGTGGGTCTCGGAGACGGCTCCGGAGAGCTGCTCCATCGCCTCAGGGCGCAGCCCGCCCTTCTCGGCCTCCTTCAGCAGCTCCAGGTACCTGTCCCGGTTCCATGAGGGGTCCGGGGGGAAGGCTGAGTTGGGGCCGAAGGTGTCGAAGACGTTGGGGCCGCCCCCGTGGATGTCGAGGGTGTAGCCGCCGGTGGGCTGGATGCCGAGGGCCGCCCGGCCCAGCTCAGACCAGCCGTTGGGGCCGTAGTAACGCTGCTCGAACTGACGCTCGGCAGCCCTCTCGGCCTCGTTGGCCTGGAGCTGGGCGGTGAACGGGACAGTGTCCTCGGTGACCGAGACGAACCCGCGCCGCTCGTGGGCAGGCGGAGGGTTCCGGTCGGTATGCTCGTCGGCTGGGATCTGATCTGGGGTGGGGGCGGCCACTAGGGTTCCTTACAAGGGGAGTTTGTTGAAGAGGTCGGCCTCGGCTTTCCGACGCCGGACAAGTCCGGGCAGCACGCGGCCACCTCCCCGAGTCCACTTCATGAACTCAGCGGCGACGACCTTGCCGTCCGCGTTGGCGTTGACCTTCTTCAGGAGACCGGAGCGCGAGAGGGCTCCCTCTCCGCAGTTGTAGGCGAATGAGACGAGGGCGTCGTACTGGTTCTGGTTCAGGGTGACCTTCGCCAGCTTGTTGACGGCAGCCTCGAACTTGGACAGCTCTCGGAGGAGTGCGGCCTCGGCTTCGTCCTTTGTCCAGACCATGCCGGGCTTCACGCCCTCGGTGCAGCCGTAGCCGATTGTCCAAACACCGGCGGGGCAGCGGTATGCTTTCAAGAAAAGGCCCTCGAAGCTCTTGACGAGCCCGAGACCCACAGAACTGATCTGCATTGATCCTTGATTAGAAAGAGCCCCCGGTGCGGTAGTCGTCGTAGGGATCGTCGACTACGTGCTGCTGGGGGATGGTGGGGGTGTTGATGCCCCGCGTTCGCACGCGGCGAGCGGTCGGCCGGACTGGACCCGTAGGGGTCACGGGGGTGGTCCAGGGGTTCTCCACGGCGGGGAGGACGTAGTCGTCCGTGTTCTCGAACGACGGGCCCGTGTTGCGGATGGAGTGCCGGCCCTGCGGGGCCAGGAAGGCGTGCCCAGGGTCCCGCATGGTGACGTTGTCGTAGCGGCCGTCGCCATGGGCGTTGAAGCGGGTCCACGTCCTCCAGGTCCGGTACAGGCGCGGGTTGCCGGCCTCCAGGCCGAGCATGGTGCGCTCGTGGACGATGAAGTGGGTGGCGCCCCCGGTGGGGTCATTCTCGCGGCCGTTGGCGTACCGCTCGATCCAGTCACGGGTCTCGCGGAACTCCGGGCTCGCCAGGATGGCGGAGACCTGATTGGCCCGGCCCGGCTCGATGCTGGGCTGGTACCAAGTGCTGCCGACCATGTCCCCGAGGGGGAGACGCTGGGCGCGGCTGCGGTTCACCATCGTGGCCGCGATGTTGCGTGCCTCCTCGTGGGTGCCGTTGCGACGGCGCTCCATGAGGGACATGATGGCGGCCCGCCCGAACTCGTCCTGGGCCTGCCACCCGGCGTGGGTGCGGGTCCAGTTGTCGACACCCCGGAACCTGAAGGACAGGCGGGGCGGCGGCGAGCCGGCGATGATGGCGTCCGACCGGGCGGAGCCCTGGGGAGGGCGGGCCTCCGGCGGGGCGTGATCGGTGTCCGGCTTGGTGGGCCCGGACGGGGCGTAGGCGGTCTCTCGGTTGCTGTTGACGATCCTCCAGAAGTCCTCGGAGGCGGGGTCATGCTGCCAGGGGTCCCTACCGGCCGGCGGCCAGTTGGCCGTGAGACGGTCGAAGTAGTCGGGCCCCTGCCTCTCCTGCCCCCCTGCCGGGGCCTGGGGATTGAACAGGCCCTGGAGGAAGGTCAGGAGAGGGTTGGTGGCGTTGTCGGCCATTAGTTTCCTTGCTGGCTCTCCTGCCGCTTGCGGATCAGCTCCTCGATCTCCTTGCGAGCCTGATCGCGGTAGTACCTGCGCAGGGCGGTGCCGGGGTCGCGGTTCACGCCCATCGGCCTGGGGCCGGGGATGGTGTTGGCGATCTCGTCTGCCCTGGAACTCTCAGTCGGAGTCCGGGCCTGAGCGATCTGGTTCATGGTGATCGTCACGAGGTTCCCGTCGCGGCCCTCTAGGGGGACGACGGAGTTCCCGTGGATGGTGGCGAGGTTCCACTGGCCGGTGCCGGAGGGCATCAGGGTGATGTGCTCGGGGCGGCTCGCTCCCCACCGCCGGGCGTGAGCCTGGAAGGCGGGGTCGTTGTTCCAGCGATCAGTGAGGAGGCGGTTGATGACCGACTCGTCCACGCCGCGCCGGAGGCCGGGTGAGCCCACGACGACGTGGCCGTTGACGTACACGGCCCGGTCCTGGATGTACCGCTGGGCCTCGGAGACGGCGTGCTCAGGGGAGTTCGCCTCGCCTGTCCCGAGAAGCACTCTGGCGATCTCGGTTACGCGGCTGCGGAGGTACTGGGTGTTCTGAGGCTGTCCGCCCCAGTTGCCCCAGCCGGGCATCCAGGACTGCCAGTAGTTGTCCCGGTCGTAGTTGCCTTGGTCGAACGTGGCGATCCGGCGGAAGTCGATCCCGGCGACCGCATCGTTGATACGGCGGGTACCGCCACTGGCTTCGAGGTGGGCGCTCTGGTCCGCCTCGGGCATCGAGAACCACCGCTGGAGGCCAGCTCGGATTTGCTGGCGGCCCCTGCCGAGACCGATGAGGACTTGGGCGGCCTCGAAGTATCGGCTGGCGTGGTTGGAGACGCCGAGGGCGGGGTCCCGAAGGTACTCAGGGTTCTGTGCGGCTATCCGCTCGTACTGGGTGAGGCCCCGGTCGAATGCCTCCTGGGCGTTGGGGTTGTTCGACGTGGACGTGAGCAGGCGGAAGGCCCCCTGCAGCTCGTCGCTCTCGGGGAGCCTGAGGCCCAGGTTGATGAAGGTGGTGCGGATGCGCTCGGTCTCTGCGGCGGCCCGCTGGGTCCTGTTCGGGCCCCCGGGAAGCTGCGTCTCGATCCGCCTACGGGAACTCTCTAGGAGGTCGTTGCGGAGGTCTTCGAGCTGCTTGGTCCGGTCGTAGTGCTCGGTGTGCTCGGCGTGCCCTGGGATGGAGACACGCGACGTGTACCGCGAGTCCTGGACCATCCCGATGTTGAAGGGGAGGGTGCTCCCGTCGGGGCCGACCACGCCGCGCTCGGCGGCCTGAAGGTTGTGAGCCCTGGTGCCCTGCCTGAAGGCGTCGATCTCGTACCGGCGAGCGGTCTGGAGGATCGTCGTCTCGACGGCCCTGATCTTGTCCCCCATCCGGGTGCTGGTGGCGAGAGACTGCGGACGGCCGTTCTCGTCAAGGCGCTGGTGCCGGACGATGGCGCGGAGCACGGGGGCCATCCTGGGATCGGTGGCGTGGCGCTCGAGGACGTTGACCATGATGTCCTCGATCTCCCGGTGGGAGCGGTCGAGGGACCCGCCTTGCCGGCGGTGGACGAAGTCACGGGCAGCGTCCCAGACGGAGGCGGCCGTGGTGTCGTGGTCGATGGAGTCCGGGGAGTTGACGGCGGCGATCAGGTGCCGGTTCAACATCTCCCCGGTGGCCTCGCTCGCCTCGACGTTGGCGTTCCTGCGGCGCTCCTCGTCGTGCCGGTGAGACTGCCGCCCGATGAGGGACTGCAGGGCCTCTACGGCCGCCTTGGAGCCCTCTGGGTTGCCTCGGAGGGAGTTGATGAAGGGGCGGGCACGCTCACGGAAGTAGGTGTCGACGTTGAAGCCCTGGGTGCCGAAGCCGGCCCGGTAGTTGGGGTCGCGGTCGGCCTCAGCGCCAACGTTCTCGATGCCGGCGAGAGCGTGGTGTGTCCGGATGAGCTGCCGGGTGAAGGGGTCGTTCCAGAACTCGGAGCCGGGGAGGTGGGTGAGGCGGTCGGCGGGGTTCAGCGCGGCGTAGTACTGGTAGTACTGACCGATGCGCTCCCGCTTCGCCTCGTTGTCCTTGATGTGCTGGTTGGCCCGGTGGTAGCCCAGGAGGGCGGTGTTGAAGCCGCCGAGGGCCTGGGTGAGGGCCTCCATGTTCGTGTCCACCGGCTTGGCCGGGGCGCCCTCGTAGGTCGAGGGGCCCGGCTGCGACGGCTGGATGCGCTCGGCCTCAGACAGGTCTCGGACCTGGACGCGCCCCTTGGGGATCTCAGGAGGCGGCATTGGCGGGCTGGGCGTAGGGGTTCGGCCGGTAGGCGTTCACGGCGCCGGTAGCGGCCTGGATCATGTAGGGGAGGGGGGAGGGAGGGGCGGCCGTGGGGACGTTGAAGATGCGGCCACGGGCCCTGTGGAAGGACGCCTCGCCCTCGTTGCGGAGGGCCAGATGGCGGTTCTCGAAATTGGTCTGCAGGGCGGTGACGGCGCGGCCCTCCTGCCCGAGGAAGTCGTTGAGCAGGGCGTTGACGGAGAGGCCCGTCACGCCGGCCTCGCCGGACGCTACGGTGGCCGTGGCGCGGCTGCGGAGGCCCTCCAGGCGGCGGTCGAGCAGGGCTGCAGAGGCGGCCTCGCGCTCCTGGACGACACGAGCGTTGCGGTTCGCGATCTCGTCCTGGTAGGAGGAGATGACGTTGAGCTGGTTCTGGCGGTGCTGCTTGTTCTGGGCGTCGGCGTTGGCCGAGGCGCTGACGAAGCCCATCGTGGCCTGGGCGATGCTCAGGGCCGCGATGATCTCAGGGCCGATGCACATATCAGTGGCGGTGACTCATGTAAGTGACGAAGGGGATACCCCCCATCGACACTCGCTGGGGGAGGATGACGGCACCCAGCCACCGGAGCCACTTCAGCAGGCGCTCGTTGCGAGCGTCCACGAAGTTGGTCAGCACGGGGTACATGGAGTGCATGGTGTCCCAGACCTGCCGGGACGTGACCGCGAACTCGACTGGAAAGTCGTAGATCGTCGGTGTGTTGACGGACCACGCGATGGCGATGTCCATGGAGTCCTCGATGGGACACAGGCCGAACAGCGCCTCGGGGCGGTCGTTGACGCCGGCTGCCCAGACTGAGAAGCGGGCGGCCACGTAGGCGGGCAGGATCATCTCGGGGGTCCTGCCGCCGGACGCGGCGTGGATGGCCTCAACCTCCTCCTGACGTAGGCGACCGGCCACGTCGAGGGCGTCCTCAACAGTGGCCGGCCGAATGAAGACGGGCTTCACTACTTGCTGTCCCAGCTATCCGCGAGACGGGCGGTGTGCCGGGCGTCAGCGTCGGCAGCATCGGCCTGCCGCTCGGCGGCGTCGGCGATGCGGCCCAGCTCCCCGAGGGCGGCGAAGGCCGCGTACACGAGGAAGCAGAAGGCGAAGAAGAAGAAGAACGGGAGTTGTTCCGTCATGTTACCTTTCGAGCACGTCGGGGCTGTAGGTTCCGGCCCAGGCGGCCTTGGTGAAGGACGCTGGCCTCCAGGTGTCGACCACCACGTCGATGGTGACGCGGTCGTTGCGGCTCAGGATGGGGATGGAGAGCTTCCCCGAGGCGAGGCTCAGGGCTCCCGTTACGGCCTCCCCGGCAAGCAGTGAGGAGAACGGGTAGGTGCGCTTGGGACGGGCCTGGGGAGTAACCTCGACCTCGAAGTAGGCGGCCTTGTCGTAGGCCAGGGAGAGGTTGTGCACCTGGGTCCGGCCGGGTACCTGGGACTGCCCCTGCTGGTCCCGCAGGAACAGCGTGGAGAAGCGGTAGCGGCACTCGTACTCCAGGCCGAAGCGGACATTGTCGGCGCTCGTATCGCCCAGGAGGTAGACCGTAGTGCCCGTGTAGGACTCCACCGTGTGCTCCACTCCGGCTGGCGTATCGCCATCCGGTAGGGTCACCGCGACGATGTCTGAGGGGACCGTGTAGGGGAGAGTGTAGGCGGTGCGGTCGTTGACGGAGTCGTATACGCCGTCGTCGAGGACCACGGAGCGGTCGAGGGCCACGCGGAAGGTGAGCCCGGTGTCCGGGACGCCGCCCTCCAGGTTCATCCGCTCGATGAAGTAGCTCCCGCTGCGCTCCACGAGGAGGACGAGGTACTTCTTGTCGAAGGTGGCCTTGATGATCCGGGTCACCCCGGGGAGCGGCCAGCGCACCCAGGCGGACTGGAGCTTCTCGTTCCCGCGCCAGTGGAAGGCGTAGACGTACAGGGCGTCTGCGTCGCCACTGGTGAGCAGAACGGCGAGGTCCAGTGCGGGCGAGGCGACCAGGGTGTGGACGCCGGCCGGCACGTAGGATGGTGCGTGGGCGTTCGTGTTCTCGTCGTCGGCCTGCTTGATCTGGGCGTCGTAGTAGTACTCGTACAGGGACGCCCACTCGTCGCCCTCGGAGACGAAGTAGACGCCAGAGCCGGCGGCCACAGGCTGGATGCGGTAGTCGGAAGACAGCTCGGAGAGGGGCCGGGCGTTGACCGTCTTAGGGGTCAGCAGCTCGTTGCCCGACAGGCGGAACTGGGTGTTGTCCGACCACAGCAGCAGCTCCTCCGCGTAGGGGACCGCATGGCGCAGGTAGGAGACCTTGATGTGGCTCGCAGCGCCGTCGATGGGGTCCGTGTCGAGGAGGGCCAGGAGGGTCTGGCGGTAGAACTGGAAGAAGCTGCCGGCGCCGGAGAGGACGTAGCTCTCTTCGGTCAGGAAGCCCAGGCGGTTCTTGTGGAAGAACACGTCCTGGATAGCGTGCCCAACGAAGGAGGGGTCGGGGACCGTGTCCTCGTTCCCGCAGGTGCGGCTGCCCCAGCGGAGGTTGCCCGCGGCGTAGGTGGTCGCATCGGTGGTGGCGCCGTCCTTCGGGGGCCCGAAGTAGAAGGCGCCGTCCTCCAGGCGGACCAGGACGTGGGGCATGGTGGTGGCATCGAGGCCCAGCTTGGCGCCGGGGGCCACGCACTCCTTCCACACGCCTGAGCCCTCGGCGTCGTCGCGCTTGACGAACTCCACCCAGTAGTCATCGCCGCCCGTCTGCTCGTCCCCCGCCACCTTGATGACGACCCCGTCGGGGCCGTAGAGGGGCAGGTCGGCGAACTTCTGGACGGTGTCCTTGGCCTCCTTCATCGCCTTGCCGGCGTAGCCGTCCTCGACGGACAGCGTGAAGTTGGTGGACGTGTTGCGGAGGTAGAGGGTCGAGTTATAGCGGCCGACCGCCCAGGGGGTCGTGTTGAATGTTCCGAGGCCGTACTGAGCTGCGGGGGCGTTCGCGTCGTCGTCTGGGACGGCGAAGGCGCCGTTCGTGCCGGTGGCGAGCCCGTAGTAGAGCTGGCCGGCGATCTGCACGGTGTCCACCCACGGGGAGTGGGACTGGTCGCCGCCGGAGGGCGTGGTGTAGGAGGCCGCCAGGACGCCGTCCACGTAGACCCGGTAGGTCTTGCCGTAGTTGCCGGCGAGGACCCCGATCAGGCCCTCGTAGGGGCGGGAGGCCTGCGTGGAGGAGCCCTGGGCGACGGTCTTGCCCTTGTTCACGATGAACGTGTTGTCGGCCACGGTGAGGGCCCGCAGCTCGTCCGACGGCGTCGTCATGCTGGACAGGTAGCCGGAGCCGCTGGTGTTGGTGACGGTCTTCTCGGTGCCCTCCCAGTCCCAGACCTTCACGGTGCCGTCGGCGAGGATCGCGAGGAGGTACTTCTCGGTCTCGTCACGGATGATGAAGTGGGTGAAGGTGCCGGCGGGGAGGGACGTTGCGATGGCCGCGAGGTGGTCGGTACGGGCCCGTGGGGTGAGCCCATCGACCAGGGAGGGGTGGAAGTTCTCGCAGGCTTCTGCTTGGCTCGGCAGGCGGGTATCGGCGGCCTGCTGAGAGACGCCGTTGATGAGGTTGGGGATGGCCCCCTTGACGGCGGCCACGGTTACCGGCGGCCCTTGATGGTGCCCATGAGGGTGGCCATGCCACCGTCTCCGGAGAGGACGTTCAGGTCGCCGACGAGCCACTCGTGCTCCCACATGGCGGCCTTCGCCATCATCTCGTCCTGCTGCTTGAAGCGGCGCATGGGGTTGTCGCCCCGGTAGTCGTCCTGGAAGGACAGGGCGGCGGTGATGGTGGCCCAGTCGCGCATTGGCTCGGGGCACTCCAGGAACTCGCGGGTGACCACGATGCGCCCGGTCTTCGTCTCGGTGAACACGTAGGAGTTCGTCGAGCGGTCGAGCAGCTTCCCGGAGACGATGACCATGTTCGTGTCGTTGTCGTCGGTGGTGAAGCGGATGGTGTTGGCTGGGACCAACAGGTGCCCATCGCCGTTCGGCGTGAGCACGTAGTCGATGAGGGTGTTGAAGGTCCAGCCGTGCGTCTGGTGACGGCGGAGGGCCTGGTTCAGCTTGGTGCGGGCAAGCTCGGCGTCGGTGAACGACTCGCTGTCGCCGTCCAGCTCCACGATGGGGCTTTCGCCGACAGCGGCAAGGATGGTGTTCACCGCCTCCAGCTCGGTAGAGAGTGCGAGGGTCAAGGGGAGTCCTTGTCGGTGTAGGCGGAAGGGTTGGAAGGGAGAAAAAAGGGGGCCCCCGGAGGAGCCCCCTAGTTCAACGGAGAAGAGTTAGACGCCCTTGCTCAGCTCGACCGAGCAACGCACGTCGAGCGTGTCGTGGCCGACGGCCATCTTGGCGAGCATGAAGGTGCCCTGGTTCCGGATCTCCCACTGCGACTCCATGGCGATGTCCATGAGCTGGACAGTGCCAACGGCCCAGCGGTTCGCCACGACGCCGATGGTGTCGGAGAAGTCGCCCTGGTACTTGGTCAGGCCAGTGACGACGTTCGTCGAGGGGAGGTTGTTCGTCTTGACGATGTCGATGCCGGCAATCGTCTCGATCTTGCCAGAGGCGATGCTGCCAGCGCCGCTGTAGTCCTTGTTGACGTAGCTCGTCGCCTGCGACATCAGGTAGTACTGCGCCGGGCGGAGGTAGCAGGCGCGGTCGGACGCGCCAACGTCCTTCTCGTCCAGCTCCTGGGCCGCCTCGAAGAGGGCCGCGCCGATCACGGTCGCGGTCGTGGCGAGGGTAGCGCCCTTCAGGAGCTGGGTGCCGCCGGAGCGGCCGGTCAGCTCGTTGGAGGCGCGGGCCGCCTTGACCGCCATGGTGGCGACGTTGATGTCGTACTGGCGAGCCAGCTCACGGCCCATCTCGGTGGCGTAGGGGCCACGCACGTCGTAGTGGTTCATCAGCTCGTCGATCTGAGCGATGAAGATGGGGGCGATCAGCAGGCCGTCGATGGAGATGGTCTGCTCGGCGTGGTTCACGGACTGGCCGTCGATCCAGGCGCCGGGGGTGTGGTAGCTCGAAGTGACCGAGCCGATCAGCGGGAACTGGGCGGTCTTGCCGTTCCGGATCTGACGGGTGAAGAAGCGGGACTTGAAGACGGTCGCCCGCTCGAACTCGGTGAGGATCTCGCCGCCGAACTGCTTGAGAAAGAGGGCATCCGTGTCGCCGGCCGCGTTGATTTGGCCAATGCGAGAGACAGTGCTGTCGGGTGCAGCCATGGGAATGGTAGTCCTTGAAGGTGGTGGGGTTGGTGCCCATCACGTCCAGGGGTAGGCAGTATGCGAGGTTGTTCCGTGTGCTGCGGCCCTCGGGCGGGAGCACGTCGGAGCCCCACTACGGCTTGGGCCTGTAGTGGATGGTCGCCCTCCTTGAAGAGGAGCGGCGAATGGGAGCCCCCGCCGGCCATTACGGTCGCAGCGGGGACTCCTTGGGGGCAGTAAGGACTACTTGAGCGGGCCGTTAATGGCCCGGCAGGCGTCTCTCAGCCTGCTGTAGTCCGTAATCACTTGGGGCAGCACGGAGCCCGGGGGTAATTGCACCAGCTCGTCAGCGGCCTTAGTCTGCACACCCGCCGAATAGTCAATGAGGGGCGGGCAGCGCGTAACGACGACGGAGTCAGAATTTCCCGTCGCGCAGCCGCTGAGCAGTGTCGTCAGCAGTGCGAGGCTGTGCCATGATCTCAGCGACCTCATGGGCGACCTTGACCTCGGCGGCGGCGATCTCCCCGGCGACCTCCCTGCGGGCGTCCTTGCGGGCCTTCCACTTGGTCACGAAGCTGCCGAGGGCTCGGCCGATCAGCAGCAGCGCGGGGATCAGCTTCAGGAGAGATGCCATCACCGGCTTACTGCTTCGACTTCTTGGTGACGAAGCCGGCGAAGAACTCGATGTACTTGTACGCCTTCGCGAGGTACTCGTTGTCCTTCGGGGTCTTCGTCATGTTGACGACGGCGAGGCACAGGGAGTGCGCCGCCAGGATGAGCGTCATCGCCTCGGAGAGGTACGGGACGCTCTGGAGGAGCTCGAAGATCTCCATGGGGAGTATTCCTTCTAGGGTCAGAACTGGGAAACGGCGAGGCGGCGGGCCACCTCGTCACGGTAGGCTTGGTCGGTCTGGTAGCGCGGGTCGCTCATGGCCTTGGTCATCTGCGCGGACGACTGGAACGGCTGCACGGAGCCGCTGTGGACGGCCTGAGTGCCGCTCAGCAGGGACGGCTCACGCTGCGCATCGAACTTGGCCTTCAGGCCGGCGATGGCGAGCGACGTGGTGTTCCGGTCGCGGGAGTTGACGGCCCGGTTGTAGGCCTCGACCTCGCCCTGGGGCAGGTTCTGCGCGGCCCACGCGATCATCGCGTTGAAGCTCTCCTCGCCGCCGGCCGCCGCCATGTAGGCGCTGCGGTCGTTGGTGTGGATTGCCTTGCGGCCGTCGATGAACTCGTTGACGAGGGCGAGAACGTCCGTCCCCTGGGGGAAGGCGCTCTTGATCCCGTCGGCAATCTTCTGGCGGTTCTCCTGGGCGATGTCGCCGGTCGAGTCGTACTCGGACTGGAACTGGTTGACATCGAACCCGGTGGCCGCCGCGACCTTCTCCGCAGCTTCCTGCTGGGGATCCTTCGGGGGGATCGCAGGGGCCGCGTTGGGTGGGGTCTCAGGGGTGGCCCCAGGCTGCTCGCCCGGGCTTGCGGCCGGCTGCTCGCCCGTAGCACCACCTTTGGACTTGGCCAGCTCCTGCTGCAGGCGGGTGACCTCCGCCCGCTGGTCGGTCCAGCTCTTGGCGAGGGCCTTCTGGTCGCCCGAGAAACCTTCGGGCTGCCACTCGGGGCGCTGCTCCGCCGGAGCCGGAGGGGTAGCTCCGGACTCCGGGGAGGTGATGACGACCTGGGTCACGCGGTCAGTGGCGGACGCGGCGGGTCTTCACGCCGTCGGTGCCGGTGTACTCGGCCACGCCGGGCTTCGCCTGCGGCGCCGGGTCGGTCTTCGCCGCGACCTTCGCCTCGGCCGGGCCCTGCTGCACAGGGGCAGCCGCCGGGGCCGGGGCCGCGCCCACGACCGGGGCGGTCCTGCCGGCAGTCTCCAGCGCCTTCACCGACTCGGCGTTCGCCGGGGGAAGGGTCTTCATCAGGTCATCAGCCATTGTCGGTCTCGTCCTTCTTCTCGGGGAAGACGGGCTCCATCCCGCCGTCCGTGTGAACCCACTCGACGCCCTGGCCGCCCTCGATCACCTTCTCGGCGATCTCCTTGACGGTCTCGACGGCGTCGTTGACGGCCTTGTCCAGGTCGCCGCTCACTGGCCGGCCTCGTTGGACTCGTCGTCGCTGATGAGGCTCGTGGCGTAGCCGAGGATGTGGCCGACGGCGTCGACCCAGCCGGCCTCGTAGCCCAGGTCGAAGTCACCCATCTGGACCTCGCCAGTGGGCTCCTCCGGGGCCGGCGCAGGGGCCTCCACGACGGGGGCCTCCACGACGGGGGCCGGCGCAGGCGCAGGGGCCGGCGCAGGCGCAGGGGCCTCGGCGGGCGCGGGCAGAGCGACGGGCGCCTCGACCACCGGGGCCGGGGCTTCCACGGGCTTGCTCTCTTCCATGTTCATTCAGTTCCTTGTGCGGGGGGTTGTTGCTGTTCCGCCTGAGCGTCCATCGCCTTGCCGGCGAGGCCGCCCATTTGGTTGATCGCATTGGGGCCGAGCTGCTGCATCATCTGCTGCATCATGCCCTGCTGCTCTGCTTGCTGGACCTCCTCCTCGGTCTTGATAAGGCCGGTGGGGTCCACGCTGTACGCTGCCGCTGAGCGGGAGGCCAACTCGCCGCCGTTGATGTAGCGGAGCGCGTACTCGGGGGTGAGGGTGGAAACGAAGTCGGCGATAAACGCCTTCAGGTTTCGCTGATCGTGACCTCGGCCAATCGCTTCCAGTCCACTGACGAGGACCGGGTGGACCTTGTCGGTGGGGAGCTTGGGCTGGCCCAGTCGCTTCTCCATACGCTTCTCGAAGAGGCGCACGGAGGGCATCTGGAAGTCGGCGGCAAGCAGGGTGTATACCCCGCCAAGTCCGTCATCCAGCTCAGATGCCATGTATCGGATTTCCTCGGCAGTGACACGCTCACCTTGTCGTTGGATCGACGAGTGCAGAAGGAAGGCGTAGCTCAGCCGGTTGGCGATCTCGTCTGCTGTCGCTTTCGCCGTCGCGAGGTCTTGCTGCTTTTGGACCTGCATGGCGGTAACGTCGGCGGCGTTGCCGGGGACGGTGGCGCCGTTGCGGGCCTTCTGGACGACCTGAATGCTTGTGACGCCAGCAGGATTGACCATGAAGACAACGCGAGCACTGGCTGCGCTGCCCTCCACCAGGGTCTCAGAGAGAGCCTCCAGAGAGTCCAGATCACCGAGGTATTCCTCCACGTAGCTGCGGCCGTAGTGCTCGCCGGGCTGCGTGGCGAAGCGGAGCACGAGCCAGGGCATCTCTCCGTCCACGTAGGTGCCCCACGAGGACTCGATGAAGATGTCGGCGGCCTCCTGGTAGCAGACCCACTTGCCGGTCTCAGAGTCCCTGAAGCAGACCGTGTAGATGTTTACGTCGGCCTGCTGGAGCTGCTCGGGGGAGAGCCCCTTGTAGGCGTCGAGGGTGGCGATCTGCTTGCGGATGTCCTCGGGGACTGAGGCGAAGTCGAGCTTCTCCCAGATGATGACTTCCAGGAGGTTGCCGGCCGAGTCGCGCCGGCAGACGTACTGGTCGAGGCGGTAGGAGCGGGCCCGGTCCCCCTGCTTCGGGGGGATATAGATGGCCGAGTTGCCGGTCACCACGAGGTGCATGAGGGAGACGAAGGCGGCCGGGCGGAAGACGCATGCTTCCAGCTCGGTGGCCACGGCCCGCTCACGGGACGCGAGGGCCTTCTCGAACTCGCCCCGGGCGGCCCCTAGCTCCTCCAGGACCTTGTCGTCGATCCGGTAGTTGAAGAACGGGATCGCCGGGTAGAGGGAGAGCAGAAGCTTTGAAGCGAGGGTGCGAGCGCCGCGGGCGCCCAGGGACTGGTAGGGGGTGGGGAGTTGGGACGACTGGCTGAAGCCTGCGTCAGGCAGGATCGCGGGGATCGTCAGGGCGGCACATTGCCGGGCCCGGTCGAGGAAGGGGCGCCTGTCGTTTTCGAGGGAGGCGTACCGGGAGCCTAGCTTGACCGCCAGGGTCCTCCTAGTAGCCATTGATGGTCAGGCCGGTGCCCCTGGAAGTGCCCCTGGGAGGGGCTGCGGAGGGGGTAGGCGCGTTCTGAGGGGGAGGGGAGGGGGTACCCACCGGGATGACAGGGGCCTGCTCAGGCGGCGCCGGAAGGACCGGCTCGCGCTCTGGGCCCGAGGTGCCGAGACACATGGTCTAGGTACCGCTGGACGGGGTGGGGATGTTCAGGCCGGAGCCCCCCTGGGGGCCGGCGGACGAGCGATTGATGCGCAGGCTGCCCCGGCCGCTGCGATTGGCGGCCAGGGAGGTGCGCTCGCTGGTTGGAAGGAGGGGCGCCGTGGGGCGCTCCTCCGGGGGTGCAGGCGCCGCTGCAGGCTGCTGCGGTTCCGGCGCCGAGGGCATGCACATGCTACTGCGACTGCTCCTTCAGGATGGCTGCGAGGTGGTCTATGACCTCCCTGCGGCCCTCCATGCGGCGGTAATCATCCAGCGTGGGGCAGACGGCGAGGGGGAAGACCCTGTCGAGGTGCTCCACTAAGCCTGCCTCAACCCAAGGGAGGGACAGGAGGGGAGCCGTGCTAGGCCGGCTAATTGCGGCAGCAGGTCGCAGGGTGTTCTCGGGGGCGGGCGGGAACGCCGCAAGGGCGTCCCCACCGCGCTTGATCCTTACGTCAGACACTTACTGTGCCTGTCCTACCGTACCGGCCCACCGGCCGGCGGCGGGGGTACCTGCGACCCAGGCGGGGGCGGCGGAGCCCGGTTCACTGGGGCGCCAGCGGGCGGCGAGGCGGCCGGCGGCGGAGCGGACGGCATCGGTGAGCCAGCCGGCGTGGAGGCGGCCAAGTCCACCCGCGGGGGCGGCTGCGGGACGAAAGGGCCGGGGGTGGCGACCGTCGGCGCCGGGGCCTGGGTGTAGGTCGGCAGCGGGCCGTTCTTCAGCTCGTTGGCCACCAGGGTCGCGTAGCCGGCGAGGTCGACCCACGAGTCGTCGTAGTTGGGGTCGCCGTAGAGGATGCGGCTCAGCTTCGAGGCCATCATCTCCATCGCCTCACGCTGGTAGTCGTCCATCAGCGCCCACGACGGAGTGGACTGGAAGACGCGCTTCATCGCCTGGGCCCCTTTCGCGTTGTCGCGGAAGCTGCCGTAGCGGCTGCCGCGCTCAGTGAGGACGGTGTTCAAGGTGTCTGCCATAGGATGGGTTCCTTTCGCTTGAAGTCGTAGCAGTGGGCTTGGAGGATGCGAGCCACGTTGACCTGGACCTCCAAGTCTTTGAGGGTGAGACCGGCGGCGAGGTAGGCTTCCCGCACGGCGATGACGCGGTCGACGGCCTTGCTGAGGATCGCCGCCGCCTTCTTCGGCCCGCAGCCGGGGATTCCGGTGTACCCATCGGACTTGTCGCCCGTGAGCACCTGGAGCCAGAGCTGGTTGAAGGCGAAGTCTTCGGCGACCCTGTAGACCCCCTCGCCGGGCCGGTAGTGGAGCCCAGGGATTTGCAGGAGGTCCTTGTCGGGGGAGAAGATGACCCGACTGTCCGGGCGGTTCTTCATGGTGGCCAGAATGCCCACCACATCGTCTGCTTCGAGGCCGGGCTTCTCCTTCGAGGGCCACCGCTCGAACGCCCAGGCCCGCAAGTCCTTGAAGACCAGCGGGGGCTGGGAGCCCTTACGGTTCGCCTTGTAGGAGGGCAGGACCGCCTTGCGGAAGTACGGCCCCTTCGACCAGCAGAGGACGAGGTCGTCGCACTCGGAGCCGGTCAGGAGGGCTGCGACGTTGTTCGAGAGGCACCGCTTGGCTTCGGCGAAGTCCGCGTGGACCGTGTAGATTTCGTCGTCCCAAGCGATGCCCTTCTGGGCGGCTGCGGCGGCCTGATAGGCGAGGCCGTCCGCGTCAACGATCAGCGTCGTCACTTGCCCTCCCATACGGGCGCCGACGGCCCCGACAGGATGCAGTCGCATTCCGGGTGCAGGCATTCGGTGTGGGGGCAATCATCTGCCGAGTAGTCCGCCACCGGCCAGCGGATGCCGTACTTCTCCCGTAGCTTCGCAGCCCAGACCGGGTCAATCAGTGTGTGTCCTTCCATGTCTCACCTTTCTGGTACTGAGCGTCGAGGGGGCAGCGGAACGAGTAGAACTGGCCGGCGCCACGGATGGCGGCGACGGCACGATCTCCGTAGGTGTCAGCCAATGCAGGGATCACGGATGCCTGCCATTCGTCATGGATTAGGCCGTGCAAAGCCCATTCCCGTCCGAACTCCCAGCCATCCGCGGTGAGGACGCGATAGAGGATCGCCAGACCCCGCTTCATCTGCACCGCACCAGCAGACTGGAGCAGCGTATTCAGAGCGGCGTGTTGTCCTCGGCAGACGAGCCGGCGGCCGTCCAGGCCCCGGAGGAACCCCTGCTTAGCAGCCTTTCCTTGAACCGCCTCAACGAGTGCTCCCAGGGCCGGCAGTCCCCTGAGAAGGCGCTCGCGAGCGCGGCGGCCCATAGCTCGGCCTCCTCCGAGAATGCGTCCAAGTTCGGTATCGGCGGCTCCGTAGATAAGAGCGTAGAAGAAGACCTTTGCAACGTCTCGTGTGCAGCCAATGAGGTTGGCGTTGATGGTGTGCATGTCCGTTCCCTGAGACTTGTCGCCTCGAAGAACGGTCTCGATGTAGGCTCCGCCATCGTACCTCGCCATGTAGCCCGCAAGGTCACGTAGCTCCAAGGCGTCAGCGTCGCAGCCGACCAGTACGCAGCCCGCGTCGGCAAGCCAAGCGTCCCGGCACTCCTCCCCGTAAGGCGCATGATTACCTGGAACCTGGGCCACGTTGGGGGAAGCGTGGGCCATGCGTCCGGTGTGAGCGCCGTTCGTCTTGATACGGTGCCGTATACGCCCCGAGGCGTCCACATGCTTAAGCCAAGCCTGCCGTCCATTGGCAATCTGACCCAGCCGCTTATCGACGGTGTAGAACTCGGCGAGGACCTTAGCCTGGGGGTATGGAAGCGCCGTAAGTATGTCGCCATCGACTGTGGGTGTTCCATCCTTTCCGAAGGACTCGGGCTTCCACCCAAGGCCCTGCAGCCGCTCGGCGACCATCTGCCGGGAGGCGGGGTTGAAGGCAACGAGCCGCCGCTTGGTGAACTCGACGCCCTTGACGTACCCAAACTTGCGGTTGCTCGCCTTCGGGGTGAAGGTGTGCGTCCGCTCGATGGGCGGGAAGGCGGCCTGTAGCTCCGTGTTCAGTTGCTGCTTGCGAGCAGTCAACTTGGCGACGAGGGCGACCATCTTGGCCTTATCGACGCGCCAGCCGTGGCGCTCGATCATGCCGGCGATCTCCGCGACGCTGTGCTCCAGGGCGACGCAGTCCTTCCCAGGCGGCGGGTCAGGATCGAAGGGGTCGATGCACCAGTTGGTCAGCTCCTTAAGGCACCTGTTCCAGAGCGTGCGGGTAACGTTCACGTCCTGGTCCATGTACTCGCCCATCGTCTCGTTGTAGGTGTCCCAAGGGCCCTTGTAGTCGCCCTTGTAGTTGCCCAGGCGGTAGCCCCAGGCTTCGAGGGTCTGGGCTCCAGCGAGTTTGCCCGGCATCTGCTTGGCCTTCACCCGCTTGGCGTCGAGGTCCCCGACGTGGGGCCACAGGAGCGAGGTCAGGACGAGGGTGTCGAGAACCAGGCCTCGGGGCTTGAACCACGGGAAGACCTTACGCAGAGCGGGGATGTCGAACTTGATGATGTTGTGCCCGACCAGGAGGTCGGCATCGTCAAGCAGGTGCACCGCCTCCTCGACCTGACGCCCGACGAACCGGGTGTAGAGCCCGGTGTCGAGGTTGTAGATGCCGATGCAGTGGACCTTGGTCAGTACGTCGAGGAAGCCGTCAGTCTCGCAGTCGAAGACATACCGACCAGCCATTCGTTCTCCTTATCCGGCGTTGAAGCTGGCGAACACCACGTCACCGCACGAGTACCCCTTGCTGGGGTGCACGGTGCCGATGCGCGTGGCCTCGATGTCCTTAGGCCCGGCCCAAGACATGAAGTCGTAGCTGGGGCAGATGGCCAGTGCCTCGGCCTTGGTCAGGGCAACCACGATGCAGGCGTCGTACTCGTCGTAGCCCACATTGTCGGTGCGCTTGAGCAGCCACAGGTAGCCTCCGCCCCTGCGGTGGACCCGCCTCACAGCCTGCCTCACAGCCTGATCCCCAACGCCTCCGCCAAGTCCGTGTACCGCTCCAGCCAATCCGCGGCGTCCTTCTGGGGATCGGTGGTGGGCTCGACGCCCAGGTGGTGGCAGGGAGGCTCGGGCACCATGTCCCACTCGCGGTCGCTCGAAAACATGAGGTCCCGCTTCTCGGTGGCCACGGCGACCCAGTCGGCTCGCTTGACGATGTCGTAGGTCTTCGGCGGCATCGGGAACGGCACCTGGAGCACCTTGAACAGGGCGATCTCCGCGGCCGTGTCGATCCGCTTCCACTCCTCGCGCATCGCGTTGCTCATGGCGGACTTAACAGGCCAGCCAACGTCGTTGACGACGGTTTCGGCCACGTCGTGGACGAGCCCGTACATCGCCTCCCAGGTGTTTACGTCGAGCAGCTTGCTCACGAACACGGAGTGCTTGGCCACCGAGTACGGAGAGTAGCTGTGGCCGGTGAAGCGGTTGAGGTGCGAGAGGGAGCGGGCGATGTCGATCACCCGCACCCCTGGCATCTCGTGCGACCCGATCTCGTAGGTCGCACGGCCGTACTGCATCCAGGTCATTGTCTCCAATCCTCCAGCACGTCGATGTAGAACCGGGTGCAGTCGTGCACCCACGCGATGTAGAGGGACGTGCTGAACACGGCCCACTGCTTCATCACGGCGATCATCTGCTCGTTCATCCGTTGTCGCGCTCCATCCAGATGATGTAGCCGATGGTCAGCAGGCCCCCGAGGGTCACAGCGCCCCAGGCGGTGAACATGGCCCAGAAGAAGGGCGCGGCAGGGTGTGTCATGACTAGATGCTCCCTATGGTGACGAGGTTCTTGAAGTGGGTCTCACGGGCCGGCTGCTGGAGTTTCAGGATGCGCTCCATCAGGTCGGGTACGGTGTCGGCGGGGACGATGATCGGCTTGGGGACCGGGGCGAAGTGGACGAAGTCCCCTAGGCGCTTGGCCTCCGGGCGGAGCTGCGGTTGGGCGTCGATGGCGCTCCAGGTCACGTCCGGCGAGGGCATCTCCGTGACGTAGACGGTAGGGCCGAAGCGCAGCGCGGCGGGGAGGAGCAGGTGATCCAGGTAGCTGTGGTCCCGCATGTAGTGCCACTCCGCCATGCTGCTGATGCCTTCGCAGCCCTGTTGCGGGTGGCGGAGCGCGAGGCGCATCCGTTGCCGGCACACGTCCTGCGCGGCGCTGAGCTGCCAGCCGGCCTGCTGCAGGCGCAGCGTGTTGCTCTCCCACCCAGCCCAGCGGAGCCGGACGGGGCGAGAGAGCATGGGATCAGGGCCCATCAGGCCGCCTGCAACTCCCGGATCATCGCGTCGAACTCGAGTCTCAGGTTCGCCACGATGCGCTCGGCGCGGGCGATCTCCCGCAACTTCGCCTTGATCTGGGTCTTGACCTCCTTGGCCCGCTCGTCGCCCATCTCGTCGGCGGCTTCCTTGGCCAGCTTCATCACGTCGATCATGCTCAGAAGTCCTCGTTGGCTGTGGTGGGGAACGGGCATCCGTCCGGCCGCCGCTCGGCGGTGTAGAACTTGCCCTTGTCGGCGTCGTAGGTGAGAGGGATCACGGAGCCCACGGCCCGCTTCTTCGAGGCCGCCCGGAGGCGCCCCTTCAGGATGCGCAGGTCGGTGAGCGAGTCCTGGTCCTGCTGGTCCCTCTCCAGGGCGAGCAGGGCGTGAGCCCAGAACATGATGGCCCTGGAGCCCCGGAAGTGCCGAGCCATGACCCTCCCGCCTTCCTCGTGCGGGGTTCCGTCCGCAGTCGTCAGGTGGGAGATGAACATGATCCAGCAGTCCAGCTCCTTCACCAGCCCGCCCAGCTCCTTGACGATGTTGTCGAGGTCTTTCACGTCCCCGATGTCGAAGGCAGTCAGGTGGTCGATGTAGAAGAGCCGGACCCCGTGGGCCTTGTTCAGGTACCTGATGCGGTCCCTGACGATTGGCCAGTCGATGGCGCCGAAGTGGTCGTAAAGGTGGAGTTTCCCAACGTCCTCAGACCGGAACGCCTCTCGGGCCCGCGCAAGCCCAGCGTCACGAGAAGCGTCGTCGGGAGCCCAGACCTTCTCTTGCTGGATGCTGGCGAGCGCTTCGGCCGTCTCTGCTGGGGTGGACTCGAACAGGAAGGCCCCAACATCGAGACCGCCCAGGAGATCCGCAGTGATCTGTTGGAAGACGAAGGTGGTCTTTCCACCTCCCGACGGTGCGCCCAGTCCGACCAGTTCGCCGTGGCGGCGGCCATAGAGAAGATCATCGAGCGGCGGAAGACACCACGGGAGACCACCCTGCGGCGGCTCTTCATCGAGCGCATTGAACGCATCCTCCAGGCTGATGATCCCATCGGGGCGCCACTCCTTGGCGTCCCACAGGGCCTTGACCAACTCCTCGACGCGGCCGGCGACGAGCATCGCGTTCGGGTCCTTAAGAGGCAGCCCGACGACCTGTGCCTTCCCAGCGGGGAAGAGGCCGGCGCACTCCTCCACGGCGTCCCTGCCGGGCTCGTCCATGTCGAAGCACAGGACCACCCGCTCGAACCGCAGGAGCCACTGTAGGTTGGCCGCGAGGTTCTTGCGGGCGTTGGGGGCCCCGGCGGACAGGCTGACGACCGGCCATCTGTGGTCGAGCACCTGGGACACCGTGAGAGCGTCGATCTCCCCCTCGGTGACGATGATCCGCCGGCCGGCGTCGCGCCACAGGTGCTTGCCGTACAGCATCTCGCCGT